CCTCTGTAAAGAGGTTCCTGAATCATTCGTTCTTGATACCCTGATTGATCACCGTGAAAAACTTACTTCACCCTCTAAGCCCATTGACTCCATCGATTTGGAGTTTCTAAGGGAAAGAGGACGTAAGTTTGGTCGGATTGTAAGTAAGTTCTACAAACCGAATCGCGGTCACTATCCAACGAACAAGGCAACTTTTGCTTTTCCCCGTAATAAGGGAGGAGTAAAAGGTGATCTTGTAAATGATGGAAGTTTAAAAAACCATACCTTTAGTAATCCGTCTTTTGATAGAACGGAACCATTGGTGATTGGTCTTTTTGGTCAACCAGGTCAGGGAAAGAGTAGTCAACTTCCATATATATTAGGTAAGTTGGCACCTCTTTTCCCAGGCATTCGTCGAAATGATTTAACCTATTCGAGGTCTTGTAACACGGAACATTGGGATGGATATTCAAACCAGCCCATTACTGTTCTAGATGATTTGGGTCAGAGCCTAGAGGGTACAGATATCAAGGAATTCCAAAATTTGGTTTCCTGTAATCCGTACGTCCTCCCTATGGCAGACCTTTCTGAGAAGGGAACGATGTTCACTTCTCCTATCATCATTGTTACGAGTAATCTCCAATATGGTCATACACTAGAAACTTTATACAAGGACTCATCTGGAATTTTAGATGACGCCTCCTTTTGGAGACGTTTTCATATTCCTCTTTATGTCGAAGATCGAAAAATCTTTAGACTTAAAGAAGAGCCCTCCTGGGTTCGGACAGCAAATTTGATCTGTCGTCCAGGAAGTACAAAGGATATTGGTGCATGTCGTCATTTTGACTTCTCTCGGCTATATTACCAACGAAAGACACTATTTTCACAATCTGTGTCTGACAAAGGTAATAAGTTTATCCAAGGTATTTGGGAACAAGCTGATTCGGACTTTTTGAATCAGTTAATTCCTATTTTCAAGGATCGAGAGAAATTTCATGATAATATACGTCGGACTTGGACTCAAGTAATTCACTCTTCTGTGGAAACCATCGATACTTTGATCTCTAAGGAGTTTTTGGAACAAGAAATTGTTCCTCATCTTCCAAAGAGTCTTGGTTTTGATATGTGTCCTCAGATGAGTGCAAATACTTATGCCTTAGAATTTGATGCTTTTCCACCAGTGGATATTCTACCTGTTCGAGTTGAACCTGTTTTGGAACCACTCAAGGTAAGAACTATCACTGCTGGAAAAGGTGCAACATTTTGTTTAAAACCTTTTGCTCATGCCATGTGGCAGAGCTTAGGGGTTGAAAAACAATTTTGTTT